ATACTTTCAAATGGGTGGTAGCACGTACCTAAACTTGTTACCAGACATTATTCCTATACTTGAAAACTTTAACTACGACATTGATATACAAGATAACAGAGAATACCAAACAGTATTCAAGTTTGATCCAGTTGCAGAAGACTCTTACAGTGACATTATGTGGCCGAAGAATCATCCTGCCGCTGGCACTCCTATTAAGATGCGTGACTATCAAGTTGAGATAGTAAACAGTTTCCTTAAGAATCCGCAATGCATACAAGAGATAGCCACTGGTGCTGGTAAAACAATTATGACTGCAAGTTTAAGTGAACGTGTAGAAAACTATGGACGCAGTATTGTTATTGTACCAAACAAAAGTTTAGTCACACAAACTGAAGCAGACTATTCAAACATGCAACTAGATGTTGGTGTGTTCTATGGTGACAGAAAAGAGTTTGGACATAAGCACACAATATGCACATGGCAAAGTCTAAACGTACTGCTTAAGAACACAAAGAATCAAACAGTTGATATAACCATACATGAATTTTTAGAAGATGTAGTTGCTGTTATAGTTGATGAAGTACACATGGCAAAAGCAGATGCACTTAAAACATTGTTAACTGGTGTAATGAGTCAAATACCATTGCGTTGGGGACTAACTGGCACAATACCCAAAGAGCCTTTTGAGTTTCAAGCACTGCATTGTAGTTTAGGTCCTGTAATAAATCAACTTAGTGCAAGCAGTCTACAAGAAAAAGGTGTACTTGCAAACTGTCATGTAAACATTGTACAACTGGTAGACAATGCAGAGTTCTCTAATTATCAAAGCGAATTAAAGTACCTTTTTGAAGAAAAAGGTAGACTTGATACTATTGCAGGCTTGGTTATTGAAGTAAATAAAACGGGTAACACATTAGTACTTGTTGACAGAATAAGTGCCGGTACAGAACTACTAAGCAGAATGGGCGATGATGCTGTATTTGTTAGTGGTGCAACCAAAGCAAAAGCAAGACAGGATGAATATGATGAAGTGGCTACTGCAACAGGTAAAATCATTATTGCTACATATGGTGTCGCGGCCGTTGGTATTAATCTCCCACGTATTTTCAATCTTGTCCTTCTTGAGCCTGGTAAAAGTTTTGTACGGGTTATACAAAGTATTGGTAGGGGTATTCGTAAAGCGGAAGACAAAGACCACGTCCAAATCTGGGACATAACATCAACTTGCAGATTTGCAAAAAGACACCTAACAAAACGTAAACAATTTTATAAAGAAGCAAATTATCCTTTTAGTGTAGAGAAGTTGAAATGGAATGGGTAGTTGTTATAAACATGTAGATGAATATGTTACAAGTTGTACAGGTATGGTACTAGAAATAGGTAGCGATCGTTATGAAGGATCTAGTGCATATTTTGCTCAACTTGCCTCAATGTATGACAAAGACTTTGTTACTGTTGATCTTGACGAAAACATGCCAAGACATTTAAAGAAAGCAGTACCAAAAAACTTTAGAGGACGTATGACATTTGTCCAATGCGAAGGAACAGAGTGGACGAAGACTTGCAATCGACCAATAAGCATACTATACTTAGATAACTTCGATTGGGACTGGGAGGTTGGAACCTACAGTAAAATGATTGAAGAACAACGTGTTTGGTATACAGAACATGGTATTGAGATGAACAATATGAATAGCCAAGTAGCACACCTAACACAAATGAAGAATTTACTACCATGTATGACACGTAGTTGTGTTGTATGTTTAGATGATACTTACATACACAATGGAGTATACATTGGAAAAGGCGGAGCCGTTGTCCCATACTTATTGGCCAACAATTTTAAATTAGAACTAGCTCAAGACTACGGAGTAATTATGAGTAGAACAAAATGAGAATTTTAACATTAGAAAATACTGTATTTGATTTAGATACATTACCTGAAGAGATTGACGATTTACGTTTTTCTATATTTGATAACAGTGATCCACAAAACCCAGATCACTTGTATATTCCACTTATATTTTTAGAAACATTTAATTCGCCAGCATTGGTCCTGCGTATTGGTGATACCACAATGAAGATGCCAATTGACTGGCAAGTGCTAATTGGAGAGCCAGAGGTAGGCGACTTAGAGATGCTACAACTTACTAGCATTAACGATAGAGGATTTAAAGTATTTCAATTTAATCCACTTACCAGCTTTCGACCTAGTTACATGGACATTGAAATAGTTGATGTATATCAGGACGTAACATGGTATGTACCTAAATTGAAAAATGGACAGATGTTAGCCGTTCCGGTAGAAGATAAAGATGATCCACGATGTGCGTACTTTGTCAAAGACATCAGTCGTAACTGTGAGATCGTGGACTACAACAAGGCTTGGTAATATGGAATTTACAAAAGGTATATTTACAGTTATAAAAAATAAGATGGACGACAGTGTAGTTTTGGCATTGATCTATACTGTAGGACATGTTATAATAGCAATGAATGTTGTGTACTGGATGACCGGTGCAAGTATATGGGAGGCTGGTACTGTAGCATTAGTCGAACCTTGTATAAATGGTGTTTGGTTTTATATACTACACAGAATGTGGACAAGATACAATGAGCGAAAAACTTAGTATAGCAAATGAAATGCGTTGTCTGGATAGCAAGGACCGCAACTTCTATGACAGTCTTACAGATGAAGAACGTAAAAAGTATTCAAACTTTCTTATGATACGTTGGAGTAGTGCAGTACAAGGACCTGCAGAACTACAAGAATACTATCTGGTTGCGTGTAACGAAAGACTTAATAAGCATTTCTTTGATATCAACAAGCATCAAAAACTACAATGGTTGTGTGCTACAAGTATTTCACCAGGCATGGGATCGCACAGACATCAATGGATCTCACCAAAGAAGAAAGAAAAAGGCAACAACGAAGGCAAAAAAATACTGATGGAACTGTTTCCTGCAATGAAAGCAGATGAGATAGAACTACTAAGCAAACTTATGACAAACAAAGAACTAAAGGAACACATGCGTGACAGCGGAGCCGCAGACAAAAAGTGAAATGTATAAATGCAAGTACTGTGAACGTGAGTTTAGAAAAGAAAGCACACTGGCAGTACATCTTTGCGAGCAAAAACGCAGATATCAAGAAGAGAAAGAAGTAGGTGTACAGATTGGGTTGCAAAGTTATTTAAAATTCTACACTATGACACAAGGCAGTGCAAAACTTAAAACATACGCCGACTTTGCTACATCACCATACTACAAAGCATTTGTAAAATTTGGAAGACACTGTGTTGGCATAAACGCAATCAACGTGCCCAAGTTTGTTGAATGGGTAATCAAAGAAAACAAGAAACTGGATCACTGGTGCAAAGAAGCAGTGTATGATGAGTACTTGCAACAGTATATTCGAAGAGAAGCACTTACTGATGCATTGCAACGTGGCATTGAGTATGGTATAAAGTGGAGTGAAAAAACTGGTAATCCAGCACAGGATTTTTTACGTTATGGAAATGACAATGCAGTTGCGTTTGCTATAAGTACAGGTCGTGTATCACCTTGGTTGGTGTTTAATTGTGAATCAGGACAAGCATACTTGGCAGACATGAATGCAGATCAAACAAAAATAGTATGGCCATGGATTGATCCAGATTTTTGGACTAAAAAGTTTCGAGACTATCCAGCAGATCAAGCCTACTGTGAAGAAATACTTAAACAGGCTGGTTGGTAATGAAAGTACTTTGTCTAGGAAACAATCATTCTTCCACCGATGAGATGACATCAGCTTTAGGATCAAATAATGGGCTTGTTACTGATGCTTCGATTGAATTACAAGATGGATACTATCATACAAGTGTTCTTGACTTATCGAGAAGTGAAATACTAGATCTTGCCAAACAGTTTGATAGTGTTGTTGTACTTGATCAGCCCGTCGAATTTTGGAATCATCCAACTGAATTTCATAAAACACAAGAAATTGCTTTACAAATTGGTAACAAAGTTTCGTGGCAAAATTCCCATGGAAAAGACCAAGTGCAATATTGGAAAAATTTAGTGGAAAAAAATAAAAGTTTTTGTATATTCCCGTTTATTGAATTGCTTACTAATAACGGACACACCACAGTGTGTTGCAGAAGCGGTACTCCTATAGTAGATATAAACAAGTTAGAAAACTTTTTTACAGACAGTGCATATCAGAAGATACGCCAATCAATGATCGATGGCAAACTTCTACCTAAGCATTGCAATGAATGTTACAAAATAGAAGACAAAGGTATACAGTCTGCTAGACAGGAAGAAACAGTTGAATGGGCTTTAAAACTAAACTTAACATCAATTGATGACTTAAAAACCATTACTGAGCCTGTGTATTACGAAGTCCGTCCAAGTAATATATGTAATCTAATGTGTAGAATGTGTATACCAAAGTTTAGCAGTCTCATTGAACGTGAACAGAAAGATCTAGGTTTAATTCCTGAAGAGTACACAGAATCATTTAGTGATTTTGATATCGTGAAAATTGAAAATGTAATTAAATTATATGTTGCAGGTGGAGAACCTACTGCAATGCCTGAGTTTTATAAGTTTCTAAGAAAATGTATTGATCAAAAAAATACAGATTTTGAATTCATAGTTAACACAAATGCAGTAAAAATATCTAGCCTTTTACTTGATCTTGGCAAGCAGTTTGCAAACCTACAGTATATTGTAAGTATTGACGGTTATAAACTTGCAAATGACTACTCACGTTGGCGTAGCCAATGGGATCCAATGATTGAAAATGTAAAAAAGTTACAAAAAAACGGACATGTGATAACTTTTAACACCGTATTAAGTTTATATACTATTTTTGATTATACCAATCTCATAGAATTTCTTGACACAGAGTTTCCAGGATGTCTGGTACACGGACAGTTAGCCAATAACATTTGGCCTTTTGTTTTTAATTATTCTGTAGAACAAATTTCTAAATTAGAAAGAATAAAAAATACAAACATATACAAAAACAATACACTTTTTGAAAGTTTTATTGATGGTGTAATAAATCTTGCTAAATCAAGTACGTTTGATCAACCCAGATTAAGTAAATTTTTTAGTTATAATAATCAACTTGACAAGTCAAGGAATTCGTGTTTAAATAACTATATACCTGAATTAGAAAATCTTAGAACATTAGTAGGAGAAGAAAATGGGATTAACAAGACCTAAATCAACACAACTTGAAAAGCCAAACAAGAAAGATGATCCACATTTTTGGGTTAGTCTTATAAAAAGTGCAATTAGAATAGCGGCATGTTACATGCTGTTTATAGGTAGCATTGAAATGGCTGCAGTCACACTTGCTATAGCAGAATTTGCAGGAATAGGTGAAGAACTAGTATGATCTATATAGATTTTCAAGGTGGTGCTCACGGTAATTATCTTGAGTTTGTATGCAATAAGTTTCTGGCTGGAATTACAACCGAAGGCTCACCTTTTAATGCACTAGGCGCATCACATTCAAAAAAATATTTAGAACCAGATAAAGCCTTTAGTAACGGCCATTATAGCTTTTATTATCCTGGCTTGTCTGGATGGTCACCTATTCCTAATAATAGTAATGTTATCTCCATACAACTGACCAATGATGACTTATTGCCACTCCAGTCAATAAGTTTATTACGTGCTGGCGATTACAATATAGATCCAGATCAACTTGAAATAGGCACATACAACAAATGGAATAATATTGACTACCAATGGGTTCTAGATAACTTGATTAATAGCTTTTTTAAGGATCAGTTAACAAACAGTTACAATGCAGTAAAAGATGAGTCGTGGCCTGATATATCAACTGTTGCAGAATTTAAAAAATTACCAGACTGGATACAAGAAGAATGTATCAATATACACAATCTAACTTTGTATGAACTAGACAGTAATAATCCAGATTGCCCAAGAAATGTTTTGAGAGAATTTTTTAAACTTGGTTTTATGTATCCTGAAAAAGCAGGGTTTATAACACAACAAAAAAGAATGATATATGATTCTAGCAATGATGTTAGTATTTTCCCCTACAGTTGTTTTTACAATACTGATCAATTCATTTTAGAATTAACAAAGCTCTCGTCTTGGTTAGGATACAATTTTGAACCAACGGAGGAGTTTGTTGATCTACATAATCAATTTTTGTCTCAACAACCTTATAAAGATAGTAAGATATACTGTGATGCTATTTTAAAACGTATTGAAAATAAAGAAAAATTTGACTTTCCAGACCTTAACTTGTTACAAGAAAGTTACTTGACAGCTCACATTGAATTGTGTTATAATAAAGAACTAACAAACAACCTAGAATGGTTTCTAAACAGTCAAGAAGTATTAAATGAGTGCTGATGTAGATATAGACTTTGCTGACAGGCAAACAGTCATTGACTTGATCAAATGTATTCCTGCTAGACAGAATGCAGAAGGACGCAAGCACAACAGTGGTGTCTATGTTACACCAATACCTGTTGACGCACCGAATGGTTGTGCAAGTATTGACTATGAATATGCAGAACAACGTGGTTACTTTAAATTAGATCTGCTTAATCAGAGTGTGTACACACTAATACGTGATCAACAACACTATGATGAAATGTTAGCACGAGAGACCAACTGGACTAAACTACAAGACAAACAGTTTTGTGAACGTATAGTACACATCGGCAACTATCATGATCTAATCTTAGCAATGCAACCAGATAGCATACAACGTATGGCAGCTTTTATAAGCATTATACGTCCAGGAAAAGCACACCTACAACGCAAGCCATGGGCGGATGTATTTGCAACTGTTTGGGATGGTGATGATAGTGCTGGTTTTGTGTTCAAGAAATCGCATGCTGTAAGTTATGCACGTCTTG